GTCTACTATATATAAGAGGAGGTATTCAGGTAATAATATACTCACATCCAATGTAACAGGGAAGAGTTCTGTAATAAAGACTAAGGAGTCTTATTCACTAGAAATAAAGGATAAGTTCTCTCTCAGGAATTTCAAGAAGCATATTAAACTGATTGTTCATAAAAAGCAGTCAAGACTAGATGCTTATGACTTATCTTACTCTTATAATGAACTTCAAACTACTTATGAGTATGTACATACTATAGAGAAAGGAGACTTCTTCATAGGTAATCCTACTCTAGAATACCTAGAGAAGGATAAGATAGTATCTATTGAAGATATAGGTATGCAACCTATATACAACCTTTCCACAGAGGTATCTCATACTTATATAACTAATGGCTTCATATCTCATAATACATCAGGTGATATGGGTGGAGGTACAGCGGATTATGCTGATATGTTTGAGAGACCTGAAGCTTTTGAACTAATGCCATTCATAAATATATGGGATGAAGATGCTGAGAATCAAGTATGTGGATTCTTCCATCCTGTTAATTGGAATATGGAAGGGTACTATGATAAAGATGGTAATTCTGATTTTGAGAAAGCTAAGTCTGATGAGCTTAGTGCTAGAGAAGTACTAAAAGAGAAAGGGGCTACTTCAGCTGAAATGCAGAAGAGGCTACAAGAAAAACCTCTTTCCCCCTCTGAGGCTTTTGCTTCTGCTTCTATAAACAACTTCCCTATTGTAGAATTGAAAAGACAGCTCTCTAAAGTAAAGGCATTACCAAAAGAAGTGTTAAAGGGGGTACCTGTTAGTCTTTTCTACGAAGGTAATGAAGTAGTGGCTAGGCCTATACTAGATAATTCTATACAGCCTATCACTTCTTTATATACTCTACCTAACAGTCTTAATGGTGCTGTTGTAATATATGAGCAACCTGTAGCTAATCCTCCAAAGGGTTTATATAAGATAGGCTATGACCCTGTAAGACAAGACCAAGGAACTTCACTTGCTTCTATAATAGTGTATAAGGGTAATCACGCCTATACTCAGTATAAGAATCTTATAGTAGCAGAGTATATAGGTAGATTAGAATCAGCAGAAGATATAGACAGAATAGCAGAGATGCTGGCTGTATATTATAATACTACTATTATGCACGAGAATGAAGTAGCTTCTGTGAAGAACTATTTCAGGAGAATAAAGAGATTAGATTTATTAGCAGCTCAACCTGATAAGGTTATCACTTCTAACATCAAAGAGTCTAAGGTAGCTAGAGTATATGGCTGTCATATGAATGATAAGTTAAAGGATGCAGGAGAGAGGTATATAAAAGATTGGCTCTTAGATATAGCTGATTATGATGAACATAACAATCCTATAAGGAATTATGAGCATATTTATTCAGTTAGATTGTTAGAAGAGCTTATTGCTTATAACAGAAAAGGTAACTTTGATATGGTCTCTGCATTGATAATGTGTATGATACAAGTACAGGAAGAGGCTATAGGAGTAGTATATACAGAGAAGAGGATAAACAAAACAGCTAAGATATTATTAGAAAGATTGAAGAATGGCTAAAAGGAAAGAAAGAATTTCTTACAGAGATAAAGTAAAGAATAACAAGGAGTGGTTTAGGGAGTATATAGATGCTATATCTCTCAATACTATCTCTAGAGAAGATAGGCTTAGGATGAAGGTTAATTATGACCTCTTCAATAATAAGATACAGCAGTCAGACTTTGACTATGTATGTAAGCCTTATGGTGACCAGGTGGAAGCATTACCTGTCTCTATGCAGAATAGAGATATTGTATCAGGTAAGATTAAGACTCTTATGGGTATGGAAATGCAAAGGCCTTTCACTTATAAAGTCTTTTCTACTAATGCTGAAGCTACCACTGAAAGGGAGAAGAAGGAGTTTGAGAGGATTAGAGAGTTTGTTGTAGAGAGTATAATGGCTCCTATAAAAGGACAGATAAATCTCCAAATGCAACAGCAGATGAGCAGTGTACCTCCTGAGCAAATGGAACAATTTCTCCAACAGGCTGAGCAGAAAATGCTAGAGATGGAGCAACAGATGACACCTGAAGAGATAAAGAAGTATATGCAAAGGGAATATCAAGACCCCGCAGAGGTATTATCTTCTCAGTTATTGGAGTACTTCAGGCATAAGCTAGATTTAAAGAATAAGTTCTCTCAGATGTTCAAGAATGCTCTCCTCACTTCTAGAGGTATTGTATATGTAGGTATTGTCTCTAATGAGCCTGAAGTGTTTGTAGTCAATCCTATGAGGTTTAACTTTGCTAGGTCTCCTGAGTCTGAATATATAGAAGACTCTGAATGGGCTATGTGTGAGTATAAGATGAATCCCTCACAGATAGTTAAGTATTTCTCAAAGGAACTAAAAGATGAAGAGGTAGACCGTATATATAAGGAGGTAGGAGACTTCAATATAGTAGGAGGACCTAATGAGGATTTGTTTTACATCATTGATAATGAGACTGATGATGACCAAGGTATTAATGTATATCATTGTACTTGGAAAGCTTTGAGGAAGATAGGCTTCCTAACTTATATTGATGAATATGGGCAAGAACAGTCACAGATAGTAGATGAACATTATAAGTTAGAGCCAGACCTTGGAGATATAAAGGTAGAGTGGGAATGGATTCCTGAAGTATATGAGGGGTGGAAGATAAACACTACAGACCCTATATATGTTAATATGAGGGCTATACCAGGACAGTTTAAGGATTTAGATAATCTTTATGACTGTAAGTTACCTTATTATGGCAGTGTATATGATTCTTATAACAGTAATGAAACCTCTCTGATGGATAGAATTAAGTATTATCAGTATCTATACAATATAGTTATGTATAGACTTGAATTACTTATGGCTTCAGATAAGGGTAAGAAGATAATGATGAATATCAACAGTATTCCTGATAGTATGCAGATTGACTTCAATAAGTGGCAGTATTTTGCTGAGACTTCTCCTTATCTTTGGTTCAATCCAGCTGAAGAAGGTATGCATACACAGAGTGATGCTAACACAGTAGCTAAGGTAATGGACTTATCTCTAGTGTCTGATATAAAGAAGTATATAGAGATAGCTGAGTATATCAAACAACAGTGTGGTAAGTCTGTAGGTATTACAGAACAGGTAGAAGGGCAAATAGGTCAGTACGAAGCTGTTAGAAACACTAACCAAGCTCTTATACAATCTTCTTATATACTGGAGTATTATTTTGAAACTCACGATAGATGCAAGGTTAATATCATCAAAGCTCTTTTAGAGACAGCTAAGGTGTGCTATTCTTTAGAGAAGCCTAAGAAACTGTCTTATGTACTAGACGATATGTCTATGCATACTCTTACAGTAGAACCAGGTATTCTAGATAATTCTACTTTAGGTATCTTTGTGTCATCTTCTTCAAAGACAGAGAAGACAAAAGACCTTATACAACAGCTTTCTCAGGCTGCTTTACAAACACAGACAGTAGATTTCTCAGATATTATTTCTATAATGAATGCTGAAAGTGTTCCTGAAGCGGAAGAGATTCTTAAGACTGCACAGGAGAGAAGAGCTAATGCACTGCAAGAACAGCAGAAGCAACAGCAAGAGCACGAGCAGAATATGCTTGCTCAGCAGAATGAACTTCAGAAGATTAAGTTTGAACAGGAGAAAGAGCTTATTGTGCTTAAGGAAGAGGAGAGAAGAAAGACAGAGATTGCTAAGATGGCTATTATGGGAGCTTCTTATAATCCTGACCACGATGCTGATAATGATGGTATGAATGATTTCATTGAATTATCAAAGCTAGAGCTGGCTAAGTTCACAGCTGAAGAGAACTTAAAGATGAAGAAAGAAGAGGCTTATTATGCCAGAGGTATGCAGAATGCAGAGAATAATAGGCAGGATAGACTAGTAAAAGCTCAGATACATAAAATGAGTAAAGTTAAGTAGCTATTACATTTAATTATTATTGTTATTTTTGTGGAGTTAATTTAATAACATACTTTTGTACAAAACTATGGATAGAGAAGATTTTTACACAGAAGAGGAGAATGGCGAAGACCTGTTTGATATTATAGACAGTGGCTCTGAAGACGTCTCCCAAGAAGACTATGAAGAAGAGAATTCTGAAGAAGTAGAGGAAGATAGTCCTGAGAATCTATTTGACGAAGACCCTGAGAATCCTAGCAATCCTTCTCCTAATGAAGGTAAGCAGGAAGAGGACCCTAGGTTCGCAATGATTGACTATCTATATAACTCAGGATATATTGACCTCAAGGAAGACGAGGATTATACTCAATATGAAGGTGATGACTTAGATGTCTTCATTGAGAATAAGATGGATGAGGCAGTAGACTCTAGAATTAATGAGGCTTTGTCTCAGCTTCCTGATGTAGTTAGACAGCTCAATGAGTATGCTCTAGCAGGGGGCGATGTAACTACTTTCTTTTCTCAGATAGCCAATTATAATTCTACTGGTATTACTGAGAATATGAATGTAGAAGACCCTCTCAATCAAGAGATTATTGTGAGGTCTGCTTTGAGGAGCCAGGGCTATGCAGAGGATTATATCAATTCGCAGATAGAGTTCCTTAAGACTAATAACTATTTAACTTCTCACGCTACTGCTTACTATAATAATTATATGCAGAGTAAGAGAGCTCAATTAGAACAGATGGCTGTTACACAAAAGCAGGCAGAGCTGGAGAGGAGAAAAGCTGTTGAGACTAGCAGAAGGAATATCACCAATTATGTTATGGGCAGAGATGCTATAGGTGATATACCATTGACAGCTAGAGATAAGAAGGAGCTTTCTGATTATATGACTTATCCTGCTTATGAGCTAGAGGATGGTACTAGGATTTCAGCTTTACAGAAAGACTTGTACTATGACCTCATACAAAATCCTGAGTTATCTATGCAGATAGCTCTTCTAATAAAAAACAGAAATGAAGATGGTACTCTTAATCTAAACTTCTTAGAGAAGCGTGTTAGGAGCAGAGTAACTAGAGATACAAGAAATTCTTTGAGTAGACCTGCTAAACCTACTTCTACTAGAAACACATACAGGTATTAGTACTTGATATTTTACAGACATATTTTTTAGATAACGCATAATGGCAATTAACTTAAACACTTTGCAAGTAAGAAGAGCAAAGTTTGATTCTACAAAGCACATTGACCTTAATCACTGGTCAAAGCAGTTAGCCCTCAAGCCTGAAAAGTTTGAGCTGGCAGATAGATTTATGTTCTCTTCTAAGACCAATAGTGTAAATCTGTCCACTGGAGGATTCCTTGAAACTTTATTTGGTCTAGGTAAGACTAGGTATATTGATGACCTTGAGTGGTCTTGGAAGCTGAAGGTACATACTGACAGACCTATCACTATCTTGGAGAATAGGTCTAATTCAGAAACTCCTGGTAAGTACAGAGCTAAGTTCCAAGTTCTTGTTGATGAGGATTTTGCAGCTATTGGTGAGTCTTGGGGTCCTGGTGTATCAGATAAGAGTCAGGTAGTAGTTATTACTGATAAGGTTAAGGAAGGTAGAGGTTACCTCTATACCTTGCAGACTTATACTGAAGGTCCCGAGCACTTTATCAATCCTAAGTATCTTGCTCCTGGTACTAAGTGGAACAGATGGTTTGCTATGAGGGGTGAGGCTGCTGAGAGTGGTGGTCATACTGAGACTAGCTCACATATTGAGTTCAAGAATAACCTTGTTAAGCTGAGAAAGGAATATAAGGTTACTGACTTTGGTGCACAGGCTAAGGTTCTTGAGATTGCTTACAGAGATGATGCTACTGGCAAGGTTTATCATAGCTGGATGGATGAGCAGGAAGCTTCTTATATGAATGCTATGAAGAAGGAAGTAGCTATCCACGCTTGGTATTCAAGAATTGGTGAAGGTGCTTCTCTTGTAGACCCTGATAGTGGTTATCCTATCAGCCCTGGTGCTGGTATTCAACAGCAGATTGAGTTTGGTGGTAATGTAGAGCGTTACACTAATATCTCTGCTGAGCTTATTGAAGCTTTCTTTGACAGACTTGTTTACTCTCGTATTAATCCTGGTGATTTGGGAGAAGTAGTAGGTTTCTCAGGACACTATGGTATGAAGGAGTTTGCTAAGGCCCTTGATAAGTGGAGTGGCGGTAAGGCTATTGTAAGAGAAAGTAGCACTTTCATTAAGAATGACCCCAAGGGTGTACATAACAACTCTCTAAGAGCTGGTTATCAGTACACTGTATATGACCTTCCTAATGGTGGTTCTTTCAGACTTATCCATAATCCTCTTTATGATGATAGGTCTCTGCATCGTGAGATTGACCCTCTTACTGGGTATCCTTTGGAATCACAGAGAATCACTATCCTTGATGTAACTGGTGGTAATGGTGAATCTGTTTCTAAGGACAACATCTTCCTTGTCAAAAAGAACAAGGTTTATGGTAGAACTATCATTGAAGGGCGTGTAGGTCCTGGTGGTGTTACTAAGACCAATGCAGCTCACGCTGGTGACTACTATGAAGTACATATCAGTGATAGTGTAGGTGTACAGGTTACTGACCCTACTGTTACTGGTGAGCTTATTAAAACTGTAGCATATTAATATATGGTTAGTGAGAACTTAAAGATTGAGATTAGACCTGTCCCTAACAGGGGTGAAATCAGAAAGTTCTCCAAGAATCTTGAGTATTATTCTCAGGCTCATATTATTACTCCTTTTGTCAATCCTGTCACTCTAAAGTTTGAGACAGGATTGTCAGAGGAGGATATAAAGTATCTTAAGGATAAGGGTTTCCCTTATGAGTTGAGTAATAATTTCAAGCACGGAGAACCTCATCCTTTTTGGGAGAGCAATCTAGTTAAAGTAGAGCTTAGGAATACTCCTATGTTCTTATATCCAGGAAAGTCTCTAATTGATTTTGTCAAATACAAATATCTTCTTGTAAACAACTTCGTTTATTCTTCTGAGTCTCAGATGAAGGAAGGTACTAAGCCTCAAGCTACTCATTATATTTATAATGAAGAGGAGGAAGTAGAAGTTAAGGCTACTATCCTTGAGCAGAGGAACAGGCTTATTAGAGAAGTAGCAGAACTTTCTTTAGATAAGAAGAGACAGTATGTACTCATTCTGAATAATGAGAATACGGATAATAAGAATGATAGTTACCTCACAGTAAAGCTTGAGGAGATTATTAACTCTCCAAAGAGAAGTGAGTTAGAAGAACTGATTGATAAGAAGAAGGAAGAAGTTGATGCTCTAGCTGTAATCAAGAGTGCTGTAAGAAAGAATGTAATCAAGAAGACCAGGAAGGGTTATTTCTATTATGATGTTCTTATGGGACTTACTGAAGGAGATGTTGTTCAATACCTTTCTAAGCCTGAGAACCAAGAAGAATTACTTACAATAAAAACTAAAATACAATAATGAAACATACTTTATCATATAACAGACAGCTTTTCAATGTAAAGGCTATTGCTGAAGCAGGTCTCACTCCTGAGATGATTCCTGATAATACCTTGGGTATTATTAATGTTGCTACTGATAAGACTGTAGCTCCTACATCTTATGATGACCTTCCTGCTACTTTTAGAATTATCCATAAGTTTGAAGGGAAGGTATTCTTCAGCTTTGACTGCATTAACAAGGAAGATATTGTTTGGACAGCAGGTAAGGTATATACCAAGGCTAAGCAGAATAAATGGGAAGGTGTTATTGAGTATTGTGACTGTATTGAGTCTGCTACTCTTAATGTCTTCATTCAGGAAGATTCTCTCAATAGAGCTCTAGGACTTCCCTATGGTACTAATGATTTCTATGTAGGAGTTACTCCTGAAGAGATGAAGTGTTACTGCTCTTGTGGTGAAGCTGGTGTATATGCTAACAATGTACTCACTATGCTTATCTACAAGCAGATTCTTACTAACAAGAGTTCTTTCTACACTGCTGAAGTAGAGACTGTTGATGGTACTAAGTTTAACTCTTTCGCTGAAGTAGAAGCTTTTGTAAAGGCTAATAAGGCTGTTAATACTGATGCTGATGCTGGCAATGATGGTAAGAAGCTTAAGCTTATTCTCATTGGTAAGGAGATGCCTCTTCCTAAGAGATTTAATCCCTATAATGTAGACTACAGATACCCTTCAGGTGTAATGCTCCTTCCTTCAATCCATATCAATGGCGGTAAGCATAAGATTGCTTTCAAGGAAATTCAGAAGATGGAATATGCTATTGGTGAAGGTCTTGACCTAGTGTACGAGGAGCATATGAACAGAGGGCAGTTTATGAATATCAGAGACTATGCTCGTAATATGTGTCCTATTGAATTCCCTGAGTATCAGTTTGAGGAGCGTAAGAAGTATGACACTGTTACTCTAGAGTTTGATAGTTCTAAGACTCTCAGAGCAGGAGAAGCTGATAAGAAGAGATTTATGATTGTCTTTGGTTCTGAAGAAGGCCTTAGAACAGATACTTATGATAAGTTGTTAGAAATCTTTACTAAGAAGTAAACTAGCGTATGACTATTCAAGATATGCACTATGACTTCAAGAAGAAGTTGAATAAAGTAGATTCTCAAGGGAACAGAAACTTACTTATACCTGAGATAGATTGGGCTTTGAATGAAGCTCTTACACTCTTTGTGAAGAATAATGCGTCTCCTAGAATAAGAAATCACGCAGGTTTTGAAAAGAGTCAGAGATTCACTGATGACCTCTATCCTTTAGTTATAAAAGATTTTCCCTTACAAGTCACAGACAATAGGGTCATCCTCCCACAGGATTATATGTTTTATGTCAAATCAGATGTCTTGATGGATAAGGGGAATTGTTATAACACTTTAGGTAGAGTACAGATACAGCAACAGGATGATAAGTTTGAGGAAGACCCTTTTAACAAATCTTCTTTTGAATGGCGTGTAGTCAATGGGGTATTTACATCAGAAGGGATAAGGCTTTATACTGATAATACTTTCAGTATAAGTACATTACTTCTTTCTTATATTAAGAAGCATAACTACATTCATTTTGCTGAGGGTCTTGGTTCTGATGGGTATGTTCTACCTTCAGGTAAGGAGCTTAGAGGTAAAGAAGATTGTATATTACCTGAGCATACTCATTCAGAGATAGTAGATATTGCTGTTGCTTTAGTATCAGGAGAAATGGGTCTTCCTGACTATCAAGTAAAGATGAATAAATTACAGATAAATCAATTTCAGTAATGGTAAATATAGAATACTTCCTTTTAGATAGTCTTACTAAAACTGCAAAAGTAAAAGTCGCTTCTGAAGATAGTACCTTAAGGAAGGCAGTTCTTTACCATAATGATGAGTATAGATATAAGGAGGGTACAGATGTACTCTCCTTTATCATTACTAATGAGGAGGTTATCCTTCCTACTTCAGTAGTAAAAGATACTCGTGGTTTTTGGTTATTAGAGGTAGAGGATTCTAAAGGAGATACATACAGGCTTACTTCATATGATTACTCTCATTATGAGGAGTGTATATTGAGAAAACTATTGTCTATAGATATTGATAAGTGTGCTATAAAGACAGACACTTGCAACACTTGTAATGATAATGTTCTGTACTCTTTTGCTATCCTTGAAACCTTGAAGTCTGCTGTATCCCATAACTTTTATTCAGAGATACCTTTCTTACAGAAGCAGTTAGATGAGCTATGTAAGGAATGTGGAGATACTAAGGATTGTAATTGTAAGACAGTATATGGAGGGGAATATAGCTACACTTGTTTCTAGTTTATCTCAGCACGTAAAACTAAGAGATGTATTAGGTATTAGGACTGATATTACTCTCCTTGTTTATAGGATTCTACTTAAATATATTGACTACTGTCTACATAAACCTGACCTTATTTATAGGAACTATGCAAAGGTTCTTTTAGATAAAGTAGCTGAGTTAGAGTATAAGTGTCCTAAGATTAAGCCTAAGAAGCTAAAGGATGAACAGGGTATAGTACTAAGAAGTAAGGAAATAGCTTCAAGTTCTAACAATGTAACACTTAGTTATAAGGACTTGGTAGATGTTATTCACTCTGAATATCCTGTATCAAAGGTACTCATAGAGTCATCTGACTATACAATAGGAGGTAAAGATTATGTTATGCTTGACCCTTTTACTTCAGTTGTATTAGAGAATAAGTATGTTTACTTTCCTTGCTCTCCTACTCAGACAGTAGAAGTATCTAAGGTAGTGCATAATAATCTTACTGCATTAGGGTACAATATATACGACTTAGTAGAAGATGCTTTGTACTATAAGAATGAGAATGGTAATAAGTTAGCTGTTAAGGTTAATATATTACTGATGACTACTATAAAGTCAATAGTTAAGGTCAATGCTATTTCTTATTGTGATGATAAGAGGATAACTTCAAACACTGCACTTATTTCTATTCTTACTGATATCCCTAGGGTAGAAGATGATTCTATAGATTCCACTTCAGAGCATAATAGTTATATAGCTATCACTCCTTCAATAGGGAATAAGACGGTCAAGTTGAGCCTTAATGGTTACAGGTTAGATATGAAGGACTTCTATGATATTACTTTCATCTCTAGGTTCTTAGAGGTTAAGAATAATGTAGTCAAGTTATCAAGAGGATATACTTATGAGTATTTAGGCAAGAACCTTATTGCTATTCCTACTTATGTACAGTCTTTACTGAAGAACAACTATTCTGTAGAGGATGCTACCCCCACTGTTATTACACTATCAAAGCTTCTTATTGATGGTAATAAGGATATGGTGTATGTTAATGTGTTTAATGTTACTACTAGCCTTAACCTTAAATATAGGATAAAGGAAGATGGAAAAGAGCCTTCTAATGAGAATAGTATTACTTTTATAGTTGATATTCCTAATGAACAATTACCTACATTAAATAGTACAGCTTACATATGGTGAAATATATAGAATATAAGGACTTCAAACTACCTAATAATGTAGATAAGATTAAGATTATATCTGTTAGTAATGGGTTAAACTCTTTCTCTTATAAGGGTACTAAGTTACATTCCTCAATTCTGCCTATTGTTATACCAATAGAGGACTTAAAAAACAAGCAATTGCAGTTTGATATTAAAGGTTCTTCTACAAATCTTTCAGCTATTATAGATAAGTATCAGAAAGAAGGGTGGTATATTAAGGATATAAAAGATGGTTTTACTATCTTTGCCAAGGATGGTTTTAATGATATTAGAGTATATAGAGGTGACATAAGAGATAATGTTATCACTTATCAGTACTCTAGGAAAAACTCTCTGATGTACTCAGAGGATTGTACCTTGACTGTACATCATTCTATCAACAAATCTCCTGAATATATTACCTCTGTAATAAGAGAGTCTTATGAAGTATCTGATTCTTTTACTATTAGATTGAAGGATTTCTTTAAGGATGCTCATTCTTATAAAGTATCTTTCAAGAGCAACAAGTACTTTGAGCTTAACTCCCCTAGTGAATGTAGTATTGATGTACCTATCAAGGTAAGTTATAGCCCTTTCACTGAAGAAGTGAATAGGATTATAGTTGAAGAAAGGAAGAAAGGGTATGGGTATCTTACTAAGAGTGATAAGATATTATACTTCTCCAAAGGCTTTGATGTGAGGGAGATTCCTTTCCCTAGCCCTTTAAGGTCTATCTTGGAGGTACAAGTATCTAAGGATGGTATTAACTATTCTAACAATGGTAGTATTGTCCTTATTCCACAATCTGAATATGTTGATAGGAATAAGTTCATTATATCAGTTCCTGAAGGAGGAAGAGAGAGGACTATCTTAGTAGGAAGAGCTAATCTTCTCTTTATACCAAGTGGAGGTAATATAAGCACTATTGAATATGACTAGAGTATATAATATAAAGAAAGAGGATTTAACTAGTGATGATAGGGTGAAGTTCTTCAAGATAATATCTCTTGATAGCTTTTCTCCTTTGAATCAGTTAGTGCTAAATGATTCTATGAGTATTAGGGATGTTTCTTCTATATACCTGGCTACTGATAATACAGAAGCACATATAGGTACTATAAGATATAGCTTATCATATGATGGTAATCTATTCAGTGGTGAGAACATTCTAAATATAAAGTTTAATGCTTACATAGATGATTTAACTTGTACTACTTCCTATGAGTCTATCTCTGAAATCCTTTACCCTAATTTGGATGTAAATTACACTATGATAGTAGGTAAGTTATATCTTCAAGGTTATCTTGATTTAGATAAGCCTATTGTGGTATTACCTTTATTGTCTAGAGGTGTTATACAGGATGAAGATAAAGAATCTATTAGTGCTCTTACTATTAGTAATGTACCATCAAGTATGACTATATATGCTAGTAGAGGAGGTGAGTATGTTATACTCAATAACAATGACACCTTTAATATGCTAGAGATGGAGCATATCTATGGTATCTTTACTGAGGCTAATAATTATGAATCTTCCATATCTATCACAATAACTAACTCAATGGGTGAGAAGAGTTACCTAACATTAGGTGATATTCAGAGTAAAGGTGAAGAGTTTGATGTTATTAGTGTTAGGGAATACAATAAATTAGTACATAATGAATGAAGACTTACTTAAGAAGCTTATATGTGCAATAGAGAAAGATAACTGTTGCCCAAAGCCTAACAGGACTTCTACTAAGGCAGTCATTGATGTGACTATTGAAAGGATTAAAGGTAGTCCTGGAGAGAAGCAACTAGTAGTGAAGTATGATGATGGTAGTATAAGTACAAAGCAATATACAGATACTTCTGAAGAGGGTAATACTTACCTTAATAAATTCAAGGAGGTTGATGGTATTCTTATAGGTACTTATAATACTGAAGATGAGATACAGATATTAAATACACGTAAGTTCGCATTACAAAGAGACCTAAGAAGTCTTTCTAAGAGTATTGAATGTTTGAAGGGATATTCTTTTGAAGATGTAGAATTAGATATACCTTGTGATGGTTCTATACAAAATAGCTCTTGCTCAAAACCTTTTAGGGAGGGTAACTCTGTATATTGGATTAACAGCAAGGGTGAGAAAGAATGGCTCTTTGACATACCTGAAACTGGAGGTACTTCTGATGACCGCTTTATAATAGAACTTACTGTAAATGGTAATGGTAGTGTAAATAAAGAATTATTAGTAGTAAGAAAAGGAATGTCTGCATTAATTGAAGCTACACCACAGCCAGGACATAAATTTATAGGATGGTATGAGGGTAGTACCCTTATATTAAGAGAAGCTTCTTATAGCTTTGTGGCATCAAGCCACATTGTTTTAGAAGCTAGATTTGCTCCTATACCTAAGTTCACTGTGACAGCTACTTCAAACAATACAGCTTATGGTACAGTGTCCCCTGCAACACAGACAAAAGAAGAAGGTGTTGCAATGACTTTTGTAGCTACTCCTACTACTCCTACATCAGATTTCTCTTATAGATTCCTGAGATGGGAGAAGAATGGGTCTTCAATAAGTACCAACGCAACATTAACTATTACTCCTACTGAGAACTTTGCTGTACAGGCAATCTTTGAAAGAGTTGATTTGAGGACATACTACACACATAGTGTTACTCAGTCTACTGGGGGTAATATAAGCATCAATCCTACTGGAAGACAGTTAGCTAATACTAACATCGTAGTAACAGCTACTCCTTCTTCAGGATATAAACTAAAGAGCATTAAGGCTAATAACACTGTTATTAGTAGCACTTCTCCTTTCACTCACAGGCCTACAGCTAACACTGTATATACTGCTGAGTTTGAGCAGTGCACTACTACAACTACATTTGAGATAAGAGGCTTAGCAGGTAGAACAGGTACCATCGATGATAGTAATCCTACTGCTACTGAGACATTTACCTTCCAGGTATATAAGACAGTAACAGGTAACTGCTTACTAACCCCTCAAGTATCTGAAGTAACTAACTATACTTATGAAGTTACTGGTAATCCTATTACCAATAAGCAGAATGGTTCATTCCAAACTACTGCTAATGCTACAAAGACTCTTACTGTCAATGTAACTGCTGAAGGTAAGACAGTTTCTAAGCAAGTAACTTTCACTGTTGTAAATAACATCACTCCTGATAAGGGAGCTGTTAAGTTGAATCCTACTTCACCTGTAGGTTACACAGTTACCTCTGATAATGCTACTGCTAATGTAGTGAACCAGTGTTATATTGATGGTGTAGGTACTGCCTATACAGAAGTACAGATTAAGTTAGACACAACTAAGGAATCTGTACTTAACTGGGAGATACCAACTAATGTACCATCAGGAGCTATTACTGTGACATTAAATTCAGATAAATCAATCGCAACTATGAAGTACAATTGCAAACTACTTAATGGGTTAGCAAATATCATCATCAAGCTGAAGGATAGACTTGGTAGATTTGTATCAGTAGTACTAGGCACTTACAAGCCTGCGCCTGCTAGAGTAGCGATTAACATCACTAAGAACTTTAATATGGATGCTCCTGTATCAGCTAGTCCTGCTACAGTAGACCCTAGAGTTCCACAGAATGTTACTCTCTCAGCAACAGCACAGTGGGAACCTCTCGCTGAACCTGGTGTAAGGTATGTGTTTAAGCACTTTACTGAGAACGGTCAAGTACTAGCATCTAATACTTTAGCTAATGTAAGTACTAGTAGAAACATCGTAGCTGTGTATGAAAAGTACTATAAGATTACAGCAGTAAGTAACAATACTGCTTATGGTACTGTAGCACCAGCAGAATCTTGGGTTAAGGAAGGGAGTGCAGTCAGCTTGACTGCCTCCCCTACTTCAATTGGGGTGTTTACTAGATTTATTGGTGGAGGTTTTTCAGGTATAAACTCTACCAGCAACCCTACTACTATTACTAATGTGAGAAGCGCTGAGACCATTACTGCTAACTTTAACCAAAAGACTACTCCTGTGAATCCTACTTACGATTATTATGGTATAGATAATAATGTAGAGTTCTTAGTCTGTGAAGGCTCTGCTGTATCAGGTGAGAAGTATGGGGCAAGCTATACCTACAATGCTAAGATAGGTATCAAGTACATCAATGTACCCACTCCTAGATTACAGCCTGGACATATTATCAAGTTAGTTCCTAAGACTAACATTCCTCATATACTTCTTCAGTCTAGTGTGAATATCAACAATGACTCTACTTGGTCTGATTGTGTAATTACTAGAAAGGGTACTGCTACTTATGGTCCTGAAGATTATGCTACTATGTTCTATTGGGAAATACACGATGCTTCAGGTAAGATATATCCATTAGGCAATAGATACTTTGACCCTTATGTATTAGAAGGTGTTGTGTCAGAGAGCTGTACATTATCTCCAGAAGGGAGTACACCTCCGGAAGTTATAGCACCTCCTTCAGGTGATACTACTTCTCCTCCTGTAGAAAATCCTGATATACCACATCCTGATGGAGACCCCGCTTTTGAGGAATATGTAAGAAGTCAATCAGAATTCAATATCGTATCTCATATTAATGAGAACCCTGATACCTACGCGGACATGGTAGAGGATAAGGAATATACCTTGAACCTGAATGCTATCTCAACTTCTAGAGTTAATTACTTAGCAGTAGGTACTATATATGAAGTAGAGAATGCTTTTGCTAACCCTGTTGCTCAGCATACCTTTAAGCAGAATGTGGTAGATGGAATAAACAAGGGTACTCCTGAAGTACTTAATCCCACTTCTGCTAATACTTATTGGAACACTTACTCTACTGGGTACTATGATAGCTTCAGAGACCCATCAGGTGGTGATGACAAGCCTTCAGGTATCTATGTTCATTATAGAACTAATACTGCTGATTGGGTGATGATTTTCCCTTACTCAGCTTAACAACAGATTAACTAATTCTACTACTAATGCCCTAGGCCTATAAAGGTCTAGGGTGTTAGTGGTATAATACAATAATAAATATGGGGTGTAATTGCAAAGACACTATTGTAAGTAAGGAGTATGCAGTTCAACAGATGTATAGAAATGTTGGTGACTGCTTTAGTAATGTGAAGAAGAAAGTATTCCCTATCTCTTTAGTACAAGCTATTGAAGATGCTTGCACAGGAAAGAAGTTAGATGAATTACTTTTGATGATTAATCACATAAGTGTTCCTTTTAATACTGATGAATCTACTACCTATGCTAATGTAGATATAAGATATAGGAGAATAGGTCTAGTAGTAACTACTAAATTACCTGATGGTAGTGTTATTACTAAGCAATATAAGGGTGTTGATGGCGAAGAAGCTAATTGGATTAACACTATCAATTGGGTAGAATTAACTTCTACTGAACCTGTTAATACAGAAATAGGAGACCTCAGAGATATTCTTAATAGGTTAGATGAACTAGAGAATAAGCCTGACCTTGATACTATATATGATGATACTGAGGTAAAGAGGAAGCTTACTGAGATTGCCACTAAGGTGACTCAGACAGAAGGTCTTCAGAACTATGATGATACTGAGCTTAGAGAAAAGATAACTGCTGTTGAAACTGTTAATGCTACTCAGGCTTCAAAGATTTCTGCTCTTGAAGCTAAGGAGTTCCCTAAGATATATGTAGTATCTCAGAGTGATTTTGATACTCTCAAAGCAGGTAATCAATTAGTTCAAGGTGGTATTTATTTCGTTAATTAAAATAGGATATGTCTAATCTAGCATTTAGAATAAATAAAGAAGAGGAGGTATTAGAATCCTTCTATGATAATGAGTGGCATAAGTTAGGAGGTAAGACTTCTGCTGAAGGTGATGGCTATAATGATAAGAAGTATGATATTATCATAGCTAGCATAAGGAATGATGTAGTGTATCACGCTGGTATAGTAGACTTATCTACTTCAATAGGAGGGACTGACTTTGCGATACCTTTTGATACATTGCTAAACGAGGTAAGTTCTAATGTGATTTATGGGGATAAGATTCGTTATGCTGGTGATAAATTTATTATAGATGGTTATATACCTGAATTACATTACAATAACTACAACCTCTTACTATTAATAAGGGCATCTACTATTAACACTATGCCAGAGTTAATGTATTCTATCGTAAAAGGGAGTAGGACTTCTCCTTTTAACTTGTACTTAGGGGATGATATAGACCAAGCCACTACGTCACATAGTGTATTATGTTTTGGAAATGGTAATAAACTATCTTACACCACATTTAACTATAATAGATATACTGACGGAAGTACTGAGGAAGGACATTTAGCAGTATGTAAAAAAGATGTCAATATGGACTCTAATTACCATACTATTGTACAGCAAATAGTTAATAGGAATGGTAAGAATGGCACGACGTATGGGGATAGTTATATTAGTATCTACATAAAGTCTAATGTATATGAAGGAGATAGGATATATGTTCCGAAATCTTAGAATAATACTCTCAGTGTTAGGTATCTTATTTTGTTATGTAAGTGCAAGTAAATACATAACACTGAGAGATAAGTATCATACTGCATTAGCTAATTATAAAGCATTGGAATACTCTTCAGATTCTATAACTACTCATAATAGGGTATTACAACTATCCATTGAAGAGTTAGAATACTCTAGAGATAGTATTACTAATGAACTATTAGAAACTTTCAAAGAGTTGGGAATAAAGAATAAGAAGATTAAGTCTTTGTCTTATGTTAAGTCTAATGCTGTTAAGATAGACACTCTTGTGTTTAGAGATACTATATTAGTGAAGGACACACATATAGATACTTTACTTACTGATAATAAGTGGTATAATACTAGATTAGAGTTAGACTATCCTAATAAGATAGTAGTAACTCCTTCCTTTACTAGTGAGAAGCATATAGTAGTATCTTCAAAGAGAGAGACTATCAAACCTCCTTCACCTATATTCTTCATAAGATGGTTTCAGAAAAAGCATACTGTCTTAGAGGTTAATATAGTAGAGAAGAATCCTTATATAATTGAAGAGGAGAATAAATTTATAGAGATAATTAAATGAGCCAAGAGGTGTTAATGGCAATCATTGGTATTGTATCTTCCTCCTTCAGTTCTTTGCTTACCTTTTTATTCACTAAAAAGAAATACAGTGTGGAAGTTGATGGGCAGGTTATACAGAACCAAAGAGATGAGATAGCTAAGTTGAAAGAAATGCTTGAAGTATATAACCTTGAAGTCAATAATAATAGAAAGATGATGAAGGAATATATGGATAGAGTTGAAGAGAATATGCTGGAAATACATAAACTAAGGACCACTGTACAAGAACTACTAGCATTAAGTTGTGTAGTTCCTGTATGTAGTAAGAGAAAATTAGTTGATATAAAGAAGGCAGAACAGCTTATTGGAATAAGTAACGAAGATAAAGAGTAGATATTATGTATAAGGTAAGTATATGTTATAAGGCCTTTATACAACCCTTTATATAAATAGATAATAAAACTAAGAGGGTGTATTAAGTTATACCCTCTTAGTTTTTATATAGAAGATTATGACAATAAGAGAAGTTATACAGAGAGTTCAGAATTTATATTCAAAAGGAACTCCATCAGATGACACTAGATTATCTGATAGACATATATACAATAAGCTTATCACAGTAAGAAGTAAGCTGTTATCACAAGAGATAAACAGGAAGAAGATAATAAGCCCTTGGTCTTATCAAACTATTCCTTGTATTGAATTGATAGAAGTATCTACACACGAATGTGAATGTTTACCTCTTGTAGGATGTAATATACTGAGAAGTAAGTATAAGATACCTAAGCCACTAGTAAGCTATTCTAGACATTTCATAGAGTCTGTTACTTCCATAGAAGGTTCTATTGAGTATAAACCTGTAAGGATGGAGAGTAGGAAGTATAAGAAAGGTAACAAGTACACTAGTAATACTTTAGACTATTATATTAAAAATGAGTACATTTACATCTCTTATAAAGAAGGGCCTAGAGTTATTGCTGTTACAGGTATCTTTGAAGACCCTGTAGAAGTAAACTCTTTTCCTTCTTATTGTGGAAATGATGCAGTAGATGTAGATTGTACTTCTCCTTTGGACACTGAGTTTCCTATGGAGTTAGATATGATAGATACTACTATTGAGATGACTTTCAATGAGCTTATAAACATATTCAATCAAACAATAGAAGACACTTCTAACAATAGTAAAGATTCACCAGCAGAAAGAAGTAAATGAAGAAAGTAACAATTAAGACTACTTACAAAGACTATGTAGCTCAGTCTACTAATCCAGTATCTTATGCTAAGTATTCTGATATAAACTATAAGTTTATGCAGTTTATTATAAGCATTGTCTTTTTAGGAGACAGGGTGTACTTACCTGAGAGGATGGGGTCTCTTGTAGTAAAAGGGAAGAAGCAAAAGCTGAGAATAGTAGATGGACATATCAAAGGTCTTGCTCCTGATTGGAAAGCTACTAAGGAATTTAGGTTAAATAACCCTGATAGTACTAAGGTTATATTCCACACTAATCTACATACAGAGAATATCAGGTATAAGATTAGATGGTCTAAGTTCAATATATATGCTAAATTCAAAGGATATTACTCTTTGAGGTTTACTAGAAATGTGAAGAGGCAGTTATCAGCTCTTATCAAAGGGGGAAAACAATATGAAGTACTATGATAAAATATACTAGTGTAGATAGAATACTTTCTATTATAAATAGAGAGCTCGGAGAAGCTAATGTATTTAGTGATGATGATTTAGTAGAATGGATAGGTGAAGCAATGGAGTTTCTTTCTGTCTTTCCTACTTTAGAAGAGAGTATTACTATATTGGAAGTTAAGGACTACAAAGCTGGAGTCCCTTCTAATCTAGTTAATGTGTTACAGTTAGCTAAAATAGATAAGGAAGAGCTCTTACTAGAATATGAAAAGACTAACACCTTAGTACTAGACAGCTCTTCTTGTGAGAGTGATGGAGATTCTTTTAGATACTCTTATGAGTCTTGGGTAAAGTTCTGCGAGAAGGAAAGTAATATAACACCTATAAGATTAGCGGACCATACTTTCTTTAACTCTTTAGTATGTAAAGAGACTAGATATAAAGAGTTATATAAGTCTTCAAAGGATGAGTATTCTATAATAGGTAATATAAACAAAGAGTTTTTATTCTCCTTCAAAGAAGGTACAGTAGCTTTATCTTATTTGAAGATGGCTACTGATAGTCATACTGGTTACCCTCTTATTCCTGACCACGCAGATTTTATCTCTGCTGTTACTTACTATGTTAAGTGGAAGATTTCAGAGGCAATGACTTGGAGAGGAAGAGAAGGATCCTCTCAAATGCTTCAATATGCAAGAGGAGAATGGTTGAGGTATGTAAGACAAGCTAAGAACTGGGCTAAGATGCCTAAGACTATTGATGAATTACAGAACTTTTTAGAACAGTCTTATTCAATGGTACCCGATTTAAGGATGTACTATAAAGGGTTTAACAACTTAAATAGATTACAACAATGGAGGTAGCTGTATCACAATTATCAAAGGGGATGAATAAAGACTTGCCTATTGAATATACTTCAGATGGTAATCATTTATTTGCTCTTAATGCTATTGATGAATCTGAAGAAGGAGATGTAGGAGTATTAAGTAATGAGAATAGTAATGCTCCTGTATTGAATATACCTGATAGAATTATAATAGGAAAGCAGGTATTAGATAGTAACTCTCTTTGTTTATTCTTAGTTAGTAAAGATGAGCGTACCTCAGAGATAGCTATATACAATGTAAAGGATAATACTTATACAGTAGAAGTAAGTGATATACATTCTGTCAATAAGCTAAATTTTAATCTCCATCACTGGGTAGATACTACTTATAGAATAAGAAGAGGTTGTTTAAGAACTGTGTATTTCACTGATGGCTACAATAAGCCTAGGAGATACTGCTTTGACACTCCTGATTATTTCCAGACTAATGGTTTATTTGATGCTGATAAGTGTAACTTCAATAGAGACATAAGTAAGGTACCTACTCTTAATATAGATGTTAAGCAAGGAGGCTCTCTTAAAGCGGGGCAGTATTTTGTAGCTATTCAGTATAGTAATAAAGAGTTTGCAGAGACTGATTGGATTACTATCAGTAATGGTGTTATCATATACAACTCATCATTAAATAATTCATTACAGGATATAAGTGGTGATATATGGAGTGTTGAGGAGAGCTATCTTTCTACTCCTGAGTTATCTAATAAGAGTATTGAGGTGAAGGTTAGTAATATAGATAAGTCTTTTGATTTCTATAAGCTAGCTTTCATATGCTGTAACACTAATAGTAGTGATATATCTGAAGTACTATCTACTGATATTATATCTACTTCTACTGATACTTTTATATTCAATGGTAGTAATTACCACGAGAAGCTACTCACAGAAGATATTATAGTAGACTCTTTAGACATTAAGAATGCTCTTACTATAGACCAACATCTTAATAGGCTTGTTCTTGGCAATATACAAGAGGTTGATTATGACTATTCTGAATTTCAGAAGGCAGCCTCATTGATTAAGACTTCTTGTATAACAAAAGATATATCTCTTACTAGTAAGAGTAAGGAGCATCCTACAGACCCTTTGCATAAGTTTAATGGTGGGGTAGGTTATATGCCAGGAGAGATATACTCTTTTGGTATAGTATATGTGTTTAAGAATGGTAAGAAGTCTCCTGTATTTCATATACCTGGTACTAGTGGTAAATATCCTGTCCCCTCTTATGGTAAGAAGATGAGTACTGATAATGAGATGGCTTACTCTTATACTAGTACTAATGATAATTACTGGGGTGTTGATGGTGCAGGAGAGAGTCTAATAAATAAGAAGGTAAGGCATCATAGATTTCCTACAAGAAGAGAGCTTGGAATAAAGGCAGCTAATATAAGCTATAAAGACTCTTCCTCTACTACTAATGTTAGGTATAATCCTGAACTGAAGATTACTATAGATACTACTATGCCTGAATATAAAAAAGCATTGAATACAGGGAATATAGATATTCATTTCAGACATAAGCCTCCTTATAATGCCCAGTATGGTGATATATCTATAGTAGAGAGCTTACCTATTATTGATGGGGATAACTGGATTACTATATCATCAAGAGTACCTATCACTTCTTCTAGTGCTTCTACTTTATCTTCTATATATGAAGTAGGAGTAAAGCACGAGTTTGAAGTAGTAGAAACTATCCATAATGATGATGGTACTGAGACGCAGTCTACTTATAAAGAGTATAGATTTACTAGTGACTTATCTATATTAAAGCAGTATGGTATAAAATCATATGAGTGGAATGTAGTAGAAAACACTAGAACTAACCTAAACTCTGCTAATATAGAAGCCTCTTCTACTATACTTGGTATTCATTTCTATGACATCAAGAAGCCTAACATACCTAATAAGGAAGATATAATAGGTTACTTCTTTGTAAGGAATGAAAGAAAAGAAGAAGATAAGACCATCATAGATTCTTGTGTATTACTTCCTACTCTTAAAGACAAAGAAGATAAATACACAGGCTTTGGGTTAGTATTACCTGAGTTTGAAGATGATAAGGCTAAACAAGATAAGTCTACTTATGTAGCTGTAGGATTGGAATATACCTTCAATAACTCTATATACAATTTCACTGATATAGATATTGTAGGTAACTATTCTCTTATACCTAATGGTAGAAAGTATGGTCTTATCTCACAAGAGAATGTATTAGAGGGAAGTACTTTTGTATCAGGTACTCACGCAGGAGGAGATAGTGATGGCTGGGACTTAAAAGTATTTAGTAGAAGTAACTATACTGTATATAACAACAGTACTTCTGTAAAGACTATATCAAAAGATGGTATAGACTTCTACTCTTCATTAGGGGCTTTTGATAATATAGAGTATAAAGGTAAGAATATCTTTAACCTTACTACAGACAATAAAGCCTTTGTTATAAAGCTTAAGGAGGAGGAGCAGTTATTACCTTCAGATACTAGTATTCCTTATTGTGTATTAAGGAATAATCATAAAACATCTTATAGTAATTTCCTAAACTCTCCTTATTATCAGATAAGTAGTGGTATATATGATTTCTTAAATAACTCAGTAGTAGAGTTCAATGGAGATACCTATGTAGGTAGTATATCATACAGTACTCACGTCTTATATGATGTAAGACCCCAAGCTAGGAATGTCAAACATCCTTCTATATGGAAGACTGTAGGTTCTGCTCTTGCTATTGTAGCTGGTATAGCAGCTGCTTTTATTCTCCCTGGTTTAGGTGCTTTAGTAGGAGGTCCTCTTATAGCATTAGGAGGAGCTGCATTACTACTCTCTTCAGAGTTAAAAGTAGATAACCTATCAAAGATACTGCAAGAGGAGTATGAGAAAGGATTGAGGGAGGCTATAATAGATAGGTTTACTTGGTACTTCTTAACAGGAGATACAGGTTATGGTATGCTTACAGGAGGAGAGTTTGACCCTAAATGGCAGTATGTGAAGAAATACTATAATGCTGGAGACCCTAAGAATAATCCTAATCCTGAAGCTAGGTGTATTCACGGGGCTAATGTGCACTCTGCTACTAGAAGACACGCGCAGTTTGCAGGTCAAGATGGCTTTGATGATGATAATATCATATGGATAGCAGACTGTCTACCTAACCTATTCTTTGACTCTACTATTAATACTTATCTAAGATGTAAGCCTTATGTAGATATACCTTCTTATATAC